GCCTCGTTTCTCGGCTGCACGGGAGTACGCCTCGTACGCCGAAGCCTGCGCGTTTTTGAGCATAACCCAAATTCCGCCGGATTGGTCCTTGTTGACGTACGCGTACGACGCGATGGTGGCGAGCGCACCGACGATGAGTGCCAACGGCCCGAGCGCGCCGGCCGCCGCAACGCCAATCGCGACGATGCCACCCGCGACGAACGGCGCAGCCTTACGGATCGCGTCGGTACGATTCGCCGTATCGGTGAGGATGGCGGCAAGTTTTTCGATTTCTGGCCGAGCTTGGCCCTTGATCGCTGTCGTCAGGTTCGCCCACGCCTCGTCGAATTTAGCCGCCGCGTCGGCGTCACGCTGCGTCGTCGGGCCGAGCTTACGTTGCATCTCAAGGATGCGCTCGACCTCTACCCGCCCCTTGACGAGCAGATTGATGGTATTCTGATCGATGCCGAGCGAACGTGCGAAATTGATGAAATCGCCACGGCGACCTTGCGCATTGAAGCGATCCGCAGCGGTCGCCAGCTTAAGCATTGCCGCATCGGGATGCTCAAGGTCGCCAAACTGCAAGCCGAGTTGCCCGAGCTCGCCGGCTTTGCTGTTATCGCCGCGCGTCTTATAGTTTTCGAATATATCGTATAGCGACGACAAGGACGCGTCGGCATTGGCCGCCGTGCCGCCGACCGTCTTGAGAGCCGACTCCCATACCGACAAGCGTTCGGTCGCGATGCCGAGATTTGCCGCCATCCGGCCGGTCGCCGCGTCGCCCGAAATGATGCCCGTGACGAAATCGGTCAGCGACTTGGCGCCGGCGAACGCGAGGAATAGCCGTCCGACCTCGTTACGCACGGACCGGAACGATTCCTCGGTCCGCTTGCTCGACGTCTGGATCCGTTTGTCGGTATCCTCGAAATCGTCGCGCATGCGCTTGCGCGTCTCGCGCGTACGTTTGACCGCGGCCTGAAATTCCTTGTCGTCGAGCGACAGCGTCGCGACCAGGGCGTCGATAATCTCCACGCGCTATCCTTTCGCGGCTGCGGCCTCGTCGGCGATTTGCTGGTTACGCGCGTCGACCTGTACGATTTCGAGCAGGTCGTACATATCCTCTAGTCCGTAGACTGTGGCAAGTTCGTGGTAGGTGGCGAGCCGGCTTCCGACGACGCATCCGACGGGGTCGGGGACGTTCGCGTAAGTAATGAAACCATCCACTCCGTCAGCGCCGCGCCCAAGGTCGAGAGGGCGGCGCGTACGGTAAAACCCGTATGCAGTTCCATGAGCTCCCCGCGCAGGAATACCAGCGTCTCGACCTCGTCGATATCGCCGTCCTCCCCGCTGATAATCTTGCGTCGCACGTCCGGCCGCTGTGGATCGGGCACGAATTCGACGCACGCCATCATTTCATCCATGAGCGGTTCGGCATCGGCAAAATCGATACCGACGAAGGCGCGCAGGCCGACCGTGATGATCGCTGCGGTTCCCGCCTGGCGAAACTCGTCGTCTATATCGACGCCGGACCGGCCGAGCGCGAGAATGGCACGTGCGGCCCATTTCTCGGCGGCCAGCGCGGGCATCTCCGTAAGGCGGAACATCTTGCCGGCGTCGCGACCCGCCGCAGCGATCGTGACGTCCTTTACCTTGCGAGCCATGCGTAGTCCCTTACGACGGCGCCGGCGTCACCGACTGCCAAATGAGTGCGAACGGGCGCGGCTTGAGCGTACGGCCCGCGCCGGCGATCGGCTTGTACCCCGACATGGCACCGCGCGTCATCTGGTATTTGCGCTGCACGGCCGGCAAAAGCAGCGTGCCGTTGAAAATGTACGTGTCGCCAGTCTGCAACTGCGCGGAGTACACCGCCTCGAAAAAGTCGTTCGACTGGCTGTCCGCCTGCAGCGTGATCGTCTGCGGAATGGCGACCGGCACGAAACCGAACGACAGGCGCTTGTCGACGCCCATGCTCGATTCGAGCGGCGAGACGGTGTCCATATCGGTGATATCGTCCGCGCTGAACCCCTGGATACGCTGCGGGATATCGAACAGCCCCGCGACGGAGAGGTAGAGCACCGCGTTTGAGGCGGTCAGCGTGCGATTGTTCGGCATTACCGGGCGCCCCTTATGCGATCAGTACGGAAGGCACGGTGAGCGCCTGCACGCTCTGCCCGTCCGTGTACCAGATATTCACCGGCGGCGAGCCGCGCGCCGCGCGAACGGCCGGCGTGGCGTCCTGCACGAGCACGTACCAGCCACGCTGCGTCAGCACGTCGTCGATCTTGCGACCAGCCGCGGCGTTCACCTCGGCGGCCTGCAGGGCGGACAGCGTCACGCCCGCGCGGATCGAGCCGTACGACACGGCGTTATTGATCGGATCCGCGAGTGCCGCCTCGATCAGCACGTAGCCGCTGCGGTTGTACGGGATTGACCCGACGCCGGTGAGCAGATTGACGAGCGCCAACTGGCACGCGTTGTTGAACTGCACCTCGTTTACGAAACTGTCGATCCAGGCGAACGGGCCGGACACCTGCCCCGGATAGAAGAACGTGAACTGCGCGTTCGCGGTGGCGTACCGGCCGAAGAAATTGTAGCCGTTCGCCTTGAGGTTCGACGCCGTCGTCGCGTCCGTCACGCCGGGCAGCAATCCTGCCTGCGTACGGAAAGCCAGCGTGGCGCGCGCGCCGGGGCGCGCATAGTCGAGCGACGCGACGAAACCCATGACGGCCGCCGCCTTGTTCGCCCCGTCGGTCGGCTCGAAAATCAGCGCCGTACCGGAATAGCCGGCCGTACGGATGACGTAGCCGAGCGACGTCGTGTCGTTCGCCAGCGTCGGCGCGGTGTCCGTATCCCAGGACACGTACAGATAGCGGTTCGACTTGCCGTTCACCCAAAGCGCAAAGGCCGTGGCGTCGGACAGCGACGGCTCGAAAGTCGTCATGAACGACACGAAATCCTGCGTCGTCGCGACGACGGCGTCCATCGCGGTCCCCGGCACGCCGATCGCCGAGCCCTGCGACGTGACGGCGCCGGTCGCGGCGGTCAGCGCCAGCGACGTGGCAAGCGCGCTGCTCGCGAAACTGATTGCGCCGGTCGCACCTGGCGTACCGGCCGTAACGACGAAGCTGCCCGAGACGCTGTCGTACGTGACGAGCGTGTTGCCCGATGTCATGGCGGTCGACGAGACGGCGGTAACGATATTGGTCTGGTACGTGCCGGCGCCGCCGGTCGTGCCGCCGGTCTGCGACACGATGACCGTGCCGGCGGGGACGCCCGCGCCGCTGATCGTCTGCCCTATGGCGATCGTACCGGTGACGGCCGACGCGGTCAGAATGCCCGTCGTAACGGCGATGACGCCGGTAAACGATGCGTCCTTGTCGGCAAGCGCGGTCTGAATAAGCGTCGCGGCGTTCGACATGCTCGTCGCGCCGGACAGCGTGATCGTGCCCGACGTGACGCTGCGCCCGTCGACGGTCAGCGTGATCGTGCCGGGCGTAAGTGCCTGCAGCGCGGTCAGTGACAGGCCGGACGGCCCGCCGCGCAGGTATGCCGGGACGGCGGCCGTCGGGTACTGCGCGAACAGCAACGACGCCGGGGTGATCGTCGCGCCGGTATAGCCGGCGAAATAAGTCGTCGCGAGCCCGGCCTCGACCGACACGCTACCGAAATACGTCGCGACGTCGGTCGCGTTGGCGAAGCGCAGGACGGTGCCGATCGGAACGCGCGTGCTGCTCGTCAGGATCAAACCGACCAGGTCGAGACCCGAGCCGCCCGCGCCGATGACGTTCGGCAGGATATTGACGATCGCCGACGCTGGAATGCTCGGGGTGGCCATGCTCAATCCGCCTTTGTAATAGTCGCGGCGACACTATCCGCAAATTGCGTCGGTGTCGATACCGCCGGGTTTATCTGGAATGACGCCTGCACCATCCAGCGGCCTTCGTACTGCGCTTCGCCGTCGATTAGCGGCATCTGCCGCCCGTCGTCGCAATAGAGCGGCGACACGCCCGTCCCGTCAAACGCCGTAAAGCCGTAGTCGTCCCGTAGCAGCGTCGTGAGGGTCTGCGCGTTGTCGGTGCTCGACGGTCCGTACACGTCGAACTGAAAGTCGGCGCGGATTGCCCGGTCGACCAGCGTTACGTTATCGTCCGGCTCGTCGTAATGCCGGGTCGTCGAAAGCTGCACGCGTCGGGTCGGCGTGATGGCGATATAGTTCGACACGGCCGGTTGCGGCACGCGATTGTCCTGGCCGCGGATGACCGGCAGGTTGCCGAGGATCGACTGCAGGAACGCGCCGACCAGGTCGAGCAGCGTATCGTCGGTAATCGAGATGGTCGACACGATCGACGCTGGTAGTGGCGTGTTCGGATCGCCGAGAAGGACAGGGGGTTCCTCGGCCATTACGCGACGTCCAGTTGCTTCGTCAGCGCGACCTTACACCATCCGGCCGTCGACCAGCCCTCTAAAATCGCCGTCACGAGCCATACGTCGGCGCGGTTCGTCACCGGATCCGTAAAGGTGAGCAGGTCGCCGCCCGACTGCGACTTACGGTCGACGGGCGTAAGCTGCACGTTCGCGAAGCACGCACGCTCGGCGTTCGTGATGTTGAGCCCGTCGAGATGCCGCACGTCGCCTTTCGTCAACGCCTGGATTTGCACGACGCACGGCACGGCCGATGCGTAGTCCGGCACGCGCTTGAGGCCCGCCCCGGTCGTGTAGCCGATGCAGACGCGCAGGCTGGCGGTCAGGTTCGGATTGACCCGCTGCGTAAGGCGGTTCGCTCGGTCGCGGACGTTCATGACGACACGACCTCGAAATCGACGGACGCCAGCATATGACCACTGTCCACAAGCGGCTTAGAACGCGTGCCGGTAGCGCCTTGCTCCCCCGCCGCGACACGACGCGCCGCCTCGCCGACCGTGGCGCCCGTGACCGTCAGGCTCGCGTCGTCGTCCTTCATCTTGCGCAACATGAGCGTGATCGGCGACAGGGGCGGCGAATTCATGTCGACGATAGCCTGCCGGATGCCGCCGGCGATATAGACGCCCATCAATCCTAACGAACGATTGACGTCGCCGTCGGTCTTGCGCAAGTACCCGGCGAGCAGGCCGCCCCACGACGGCGAGTCAGCGCGTACGTAATTCGTGAAGAACGGGCGGGGCGGAATGCTCGCGCCGGGCGCGCCGAAATTGACCGTCGCGGCCACCGTGGCGACCGACGTGCCATCCGGATACGTGGCGCCCTCGAGGAAGCCCGCGCGGACCTTGCCGCTCGTCGCGTACTTGGCGGCCAGTTTGGCAAGATACGCGTCGAGCCGGTCGCCGCCCTTGAATTCTAGCGCGGCCATCCGAAGCCGCCTGGCGATCCGAGGTACGGTTCGAAATTACGGGCCGGCGGCGCGACGTAACGCGCGGTGCGCAGGCCGCGCGTCGCCTGCCAGTACGCCCACCCGTACGTCGTGAGTGCGTACCATGCCTCGGTACCGCTCTGCGGCCCGACATAGCCTTGTGTGATCGACACGCCGCCTTCCGTCGCCGAGATGTCCCGACCGATACCCGCCGTGCCTGCCGATGCGTCCTGCGCCGCCTGTAGCGACGCGATGTGCGCCGTGAGCATGTTGAGCAGGATACCGCGGCGCGTAACGTCGCGCACCGGCGAGCAATCGTCGTTCGTAAGGTAGAGGCCCGCCTCGGCGAAATACGCCGTGGCGAGCGCCTGGTCGACGGTTGCGGCAAGTTCGGGATACCGGGCCGACCACAAGCCGTAATCGAAAACGGCGATCGGCACGACGGTTACTCCTTCGCCAGCGTCTCGAGTCCGCCGTCTTTCATCTCGCGGTCACTCGTCGGGTCGATACCCTCGACGCCGGTCTTGACGCTTTCGCCGAGCATGGTCGTTTCCTCGCGCGCCTCGTCGAGCGAACCGAACATGAGGATCGAGCCGTTGTCGAGCGCCGGGAAGGCTTCCGCTTCGGGCAGCTTCGAACCATCGGGACGGGTCGTAACGGCCTTCGTCCAGGCTTCGAACGCCTCGGCGTCCTTGTCGTCGAGCTTGGTCAGGCCGAAGCCACCCGAGCGGGTCGCCGTATCGTCACGCGTACGGTTCGGGCCGGGGTTGAGCGGGTCGACACCTTCGTTCGGCCCGTTCAGGTTGATCGTACGACCAGCGTGCTTGATGGTCAGGCCGTGGGGCAGCTTGCAGGCAACGACGAGCATAAAATAACGTCCCTTGTGTTACGCGACGATCAGATACCAAGTACCTGCGCAATGGCGATCGGCCGGCGGATGATCGCGCCCCACGTGCCGCCGGACTGCTTCTGCATCCAGGACGACAGGGCGGCGATCAGCGGATGCGCGCGCATCTTCTCGGTGAAGCCGATATAGCCGGTCCGCACGCCGTTGTACGACGGCAGGATCAACTGCATGAGCTCGCCGCCAGCGGTCGAATACTCGGG